GAATTACCAGTGGCACAACGCCAACCACGATTGCTTGTACTTTCCCAACTTTGGTTCAGTGATGAAAGCAATGTTGCAGATTGAAAGAATATTGTAGCCTGCAAAGCATTACCAGCAGATTTAGGCCAAAACTTAACAAAGCCACCTGAGCCTAGTAGTGTTGAATTGCGAAACACAACTTGCTGTGTCGCTTCATCTTCAAATGGCACAGACCAGCCAGCGCCCGATTTTGAACCATACCCATCCACCAAACATTTCTTGAGCACGTTGATGAGTTCTGAAGGTCTGACACCTTTTGACATTTGCGGTGCCCCCGCATCATCCCAACGATAAACAGTAACTGGTAAGCCCATTGCAATTGCTCCTATGACTCGTTGCCGAAAAATGACAACACGGCTTTATCTGTAGTGATTTGACTGTGACCAACCTGCACATTGCGCAGCAACATAATCGGATTTGAGGCCGCGAACGTGGCGAAACGAATCGCTTCGCCTTGCTGCCAACCGCCACCCCATGCACCTGAGCGAATGATGAAATAAGGGGCATTAGTCAGTGGGTTAATCGGTGCAAAATCATTGAGTGTGTCACCTGTGGCGATTTGGCCAAGACGGCGGCCAACACAGCGAAATGCGGTAGCTGAGGTCATAATCAATACCCAATCTTCATTCACTGCAGTGGTATTTTTGACTTCAAACGGATAGTCAACCGCATTCACGTTGCCCGTTGCTGGGTCGCCATCGAGGTCCCAATTATTGGCCCATGCAGTCATATCCCGTACTCTGCCAACACGCGCCTGCAGGTCGCCAAGGATTTGCACACTGGCTAATGTGGTACCTGCTGGATATTCACGGGCTAAGGGCTTGGCCAACACAAGGCTATTGCCTGTAAACGATGACACTAGACCGAGTTCCATAATGGTATCGCTCAGCACAAACGGCGCAGCAAACCCCGTAAAATCACTGTTAATCGTGACCGTTCCGGCCACCTTGTTTACCGTGAAATGGTCATTGTTAGTGGTCCATAGGCTGGCGCCATTGGCATCGGTGATATCCACAAACTGGGCATTTTCACGAATCGTAAATACAGCACCGATAGAGTCTGTAACTTGCTGCACTTGAGTATGAGAAAGCGCGACAGTGCCCCAGCGTCTGAACATATCGACAATACCGTCATTGGGGATACGCAGTGGGTTTAGCCCGTAAATTTCGGCGGGGGGTAGCTGGCGCAATTGGTCGGTAATGTCATAGCGCAGCGTAGTTAAATCCACCGGATTGGTAAATAACAGTTCAACCAAACCATCTACGATAGTGCCGCTAATGCCACTGCCAGTTATCACGCCTTGATTGTCAGATGAGGCGCTGATAATGGCGTGGTCGGATATCCGTTCAACCTGCACGTAAAAGCTCTCTAACAATGGATTAGCCACACTCAAGGCAAATTTAGCCGTAGTATCGCCTGCAGCCGCTGCAGTGGTTGATTCAACTAAACCTGAATAGCTCAATTCAAAATCACCACGGCTGACCGTTTGCTTGGTAACGACACCCGTAAAATAATCAATGGTCGCCAGCAATTCAGTGGTGTCATACAACTTACCGATACCACTATTCACATTTTCAAAAACGTCCTGAGGCACATAGTTACTATCGGCAAACACAGCGCGGCCTTTGATACTGCCGACCGTTAGCTGCTTATTCGCTGGGAATGCATTAGCACTTGAGTAAATGCTGTATTTATATGCAGAAACATAATAGAGCGAGACAGTGGGATTATAGGCAAAGCGCACATCAGGCCGCAGCGTAACGGTCACGTTCCCCGTTCCGACAGTAATCGACTGAACTAATGAATTACTTCCGCCGAAAACGCCATAAGGATCTGTTGATACTGCAGTGACAACATCAGTGTCTATCAGTAAATCCGCTGTGGTGAAGGTATAGCTATACGTCCCTTCTGCGCTTGGCTGGCTAATCACTTTGCGGATCACTTGGCTAACAGTGGCATCGCCGTTATCACTACCACCCGTGATGGTATTGCCGGGCTTTGGCGCTAAGGTGGTGATCGCTGGTAGTAACGATAATTGAGTCGCGCCCACAGCTAAACTTACCCCGCAGGCTGCGGCAGTCAGCTTAGTTACCCCGTGGAATTTCAATGGGGATGCAGTGTTGGATAATCGCAAGCGAGTGCACTTACTCTGGCCATTGATTTGCAAACCGGGTTCGGGTGTCGCAAAAGGGATCGGCGGGTCGAATACTACGGTACCCACTGCACCGTTCACTATGCTGGTACGCGTGACTTTGCCGAAATGGGTTTTGCGTGGCCATGCCACGTTTTCAATACCAGGATATTCCACGGTAATACAGATCACTTGGCCAACCTGCAGATAAGTGGTTTTCCAATAGTCGCGGTCATTAAAGTGATAAGACGACTGCAGGTAATCTGAGGAAAATGAGTTTTGGTTCACAAGGAATCCGGGACCACCTTCACGGATCAATTCTCCTGCAGTGACTGACGACTCAATGATCTCTTTCATATCCGTCATGCGAGATTCATCATCCAGCGCGGCAGACTCGATCATGAATACGTTTACCAATGGGTCTATCGGTGGCTCACTGATAAACACATGGGCATCAATCAAAGTGCTGGTGTCTGGCGTATCGAGCGCAGGGAACGCTTTTACAATGTCGATACTGGATTGGGCATGGTCGATATCGGATATCGCTGAAAATAGCTCGTTAAGCAAGCCTGACTGCACAGCGTTCTTAGTCCGTTGGCCGCCAGCCTCATTACTTGAACCCAGTAATTCAGGTTTAAATACTTTTAAATCTAAACGGGAAATAGTCATAGCACTCTCACAATAGATAAATGGCCTTTAAACGGTGATTAACTTCAAGGTGATTGCCTCGATTTCGTCGGGGTCGGTATCGCTGTAATTGATCGCTGGCGTGCCGCTAATGGGCTGTTCGCTGTAGTCCCACATCACGGTTAATGCTGTGCCATTGATATCAAGGTTAAAGCTGATCGCTCCCTTTGAATTGGCGTGGGCCTCAAGGGCGTTAAACACCGCTAATGTTTCTGCATCGCTGAATAACACCACTGGGCGGCCCGCTTGTTTGGCGGCAACTTCAACATGCTGCGAGCCATCGAGCGCAAACTCAGTGCTACTCACAAAGGGCGTATAACCAAAGCGGTTAAGCCAAATAAAGTGCGGTAATTGAAGCGTGTCTAAGGTGATCATGAGGTGGCCTTAATCTGTTCTAGTTCGCGCAAAAACAGCTGCTTAAACTCATCAAGCACATCGGCCTTCACTACATTGCCCGACGGCATTGCCAGCTCTAATCGATACACCTGCACGCTGCCACTTGTGCTCGGAGTGCTTACCGTTCGTGTCGTGGTTTGGCTGGTGCTGCGACTGTAATCGGTAGCCGAGTTTGGATTGCTCGCCGCACGGTCAAGCGCGGTGGCGCTGCGTTCTACCGCCTCTGCTTCGATTTGTTTTAGTTTGGTGGCGTAGATTTGCTGACTCAGTTGCAGTGCTTCTTGGGCACTGGCGATGGACTCTTTATCCTGAGCTGTGCGGGCAGCATCGAGCTGCGCCTTAAGCTCAGCCTGTTGCTGCTCATAGCGACGCTTCTCGATAGCGGCTTGGTTATTGTTGAGCTGATCCATCTCATCTTTAAGACTGTCCAAGGTCGCGTTGATATCGTCACGCAGGCCGAGAATACGATCGCGGGTAGCATCAATGGCCGCTTGCAGAGGCTTAAGCTCTTCGTCGCCTAGCTCGCGTATATTCCACTTAGCCTCGCGGCTAATTTGATTGACACGATCGAGGCTAATGCTTGAGCTTTCGAGTTCTTCAGTCCATTTGCGGGTCAGTAAGGTTTCATTGATGATCTGCTTTTCGCGGATAAATGCTTGGTTACTGAGCTGCGCCAGCACACCCCAAAAGCCCGTATTCACCCGCATATTGTTCATGATGCTTTTAGTCAGCTCATCGACGCGGGCGTTGAGTTTTTCGGTGCTATCTTCGTTAAAGTTGAACTGTTTATTTAAGTGGGCATAGGCACCCGCGAACAGGTTTACATACTCAGTAGCGCGGCCAGTGGTTTCCTCTAATTGTTCAAGTTCTTCGCGTTGCTCAATTAAGGTTTTAGTGGTCTTTTTTACCTGTTCGTCAGTCTCTTGCTCACCATCTTCTAAACCGCCCATTAAGCGTTGCAATATTCTTAGCACTTCAACTAAGCGTTCTTTTTGTCGCAGGTATTCTTCCGCCGTGATGCCGCCGTCTTTATAGGCTTGTTCGAGCCTTAACATCTCGTCAGATACAGCGGCATACTTACTTTTTATCTGTTCATAATTAGCCGCTTCGAGTGCCTGAACCTCACTGAGCTGCTTAGTTTGGTCACTTAACTTGCCCTGTAAACTAATCAGATCTTGTTGAGCTTTTGCTTTGGCTTTACTCGATACCGTCGAGCTGTTCATCACATCGCGGCATTGCTTCAAACGGGCTTCAGTTTCTGCCACTGCGCGGCTTAGCTTGGCTTGCTCGGGTGAAAGTTCCTTCACGCTGTCTGTATAGCCGTATTGCTTCGCAGTCAGCTCGCTTAGTTCCTTGGTTAGTCCAAGGGTAGCGGCTTGCGCCTTCAAGGTTTCGGGTACCGCTGCGCCCGTCGCTTCGGCGGCCGTTAATGCCGCTTTAGCCCAGGCTAAAAATGCATCCTTTTGTTGCTCAATCGGTTCACGGTTGTTTTTAATCAGATTAAAGGCCGCTTCGGCTTTCGTATTCACCTGCTCTAAGGCATGGCTACTGGTCAGCCCTAAGTCCTTATAGGCTTGTTCCAATGCCTCTGCGCCCTTAGCCGTGGCATCAAGATAGGTTTGCTGCTCTTCAAACTTGGCGCGCAGTAATGTGAGTAACTTAACGTGGCCTTCGTATTGATCCCCCGCCGCCTTTAACGGCACTAAGGCGGCATCAATTTGGCGAATGAAACCGCCCATACCACCTTTAACGCCATCGAGCGTTTTAGTTTGTTCGCTTAAGGTAAAGGTCAGGCGCAGCGCTTCTTCAACCGTTAGTTTAATCGGCTCAACGACGTCAACGGCGGCCTGTTTAACTTCTTCCATCGCTTTCGCGGCGTTCTTCCACTTACCAGTGGCGTCGTCATAAATCAGTTTGCCTTCGTCTACCGCCTTGTTGAACTCGGCCATAGTGGTAAAGGCTACGCCCGTTTGCTCACTGAGATCCTTAAGTGAGTACTCCAACTGTTTGGCGCTAGACGCGGCAGCGCGTTTAGATTTTTCCAGTGCTTCTTCAGCAATCAATAACTCTTGGTATACCCGAGCAACCTCGATCAACTCGCTAATCAGGGCTAAGTACAAACCCGCTTTAGCCGCTGCTGCCAAGGCGGTTTTAAGTTTGCCAGCAGCTAAGGCCGCGCCCTCACTCGCCGCAGTGGTACCCATGATCGCGCCAGTGTAAAGACGCATCACGCCGATGGCGGCATTGGCTCCGGTGATCACATCACTAAAATAGCTACCGACTTTTAACGCTAGAAATGCCTTAGCCACAAAACCAATTTCATCACGGAAGTGGTACAGCATCGCCGCGCCATCTTGCACCGCTGAGCCTATGCTCACGATCGTGTCGCTGACTTGCTGCGCCCATTCCTTTAAACGGCCATCGGCGGCCATGGTGGCAAACTCAATATTCAACTCACTGATCTGGCCCTTGAGCCAATCAAGTGCACCGGACTGAGCCACGAGATCATAGAAGGATGAAAGGTTATCTTTAAGGTTTGATACTTGGCCACTGAGCAAAGCCATCTGCGACGCAGCGCTGCCATTAGCGGCTCGGCCCATTTCATCAATCAAGCCTTGGATCACATCGCGGCCAAGCTTGCCTTGCTCACTGAGTTTTTGCAGTTCGGTGGTGTTCTTTCCCGTGACCTTAGCCAGCATGTCCCATACGGGCACGCCGCGCTCAATCAACTGCAGGATCTCTTCGCCCTGTAGCTTTTGTTTTGCCCAGGCTTGGCCGAGTGCCAAGGTGATCCCCTCGACCTCTTGAAAACCGCCACCGAGTTTAAAGGCTTGATCTACAATCGCCTTCATGGTGCCGTTCATCGGATCGAGGCCAAAGGCTTTGGCCTTCACAAACGCTTGGTTAACTTCGTTCAATTGCAGCGGCACATCGATGGCGAATTGCTTTACCCAAGCGGTCGCTTGTTTACCGGATTCAAAGCTGCCCATCACAGCATTCATCTGCACGCCAAGACGTTCGAATTGATCGCCCGTGGCAAAGACATCCTTCACCGCTTGGGCCACGCGGTCAAAGCCCAAATAAGCCCCTGCTAAGGCGGTCACTTGGCCGATCACGCCACGCAGGGAACTGGCATGATCACGGGCGCTGGCATTGCCCTTATCTAACTGATTGGCAAACTTATCGACATTGCGGCCAGTGCCGTCAAGCTCGCTACTTAACTTGCGCTGTGCTGTGGTCAGGTTGTTGTAATCAATGCCCGATTTTGACAGGGCATTTTGCAGCTTAGTGTGGCTGGATGATTGCTGCGCTAACTCGCGCTGCATTTGCTCCAGCTCTTTTTCGGCCACATCAATAGAGCGTGCCAGCTGCACAAAAGGCGCATCCGTTTGGCTCGCACGTTGCTTTAAGTCCTGCAGTGCTAAGGCGGCGGCAGTGACTGCAAGTTCTTGCTGTTCAAGCTCATTGCGTGAACGCTTAAAGGTGTTAATCAGGTCTTGCTGGTTAGCCAACTCATCGAGCTTATTGGCTAAGGTATTGGCCTTTTGGCTGGTCGATTGGCTGCTATCGCCAACGTCATCAAGCCCTGTAGCTAAAGGCTTGAGGTCATTAGTGAGCTGCTCTGTTTGGTTGCTGGTATTACGGCCGCTTTGGGCCACTTGGTCTAACTGGTCGCTTAACGGATCAAGGCTATTTTTGAGTTCATCAACTTGATTCGCACCCGCTTGGCTGGCATCACTCACGCCATCGAGTTCATCAGCGAGCGCCTGCGTCTTAGGATTCGCCGCATCCGACTCAGTGCCGATGCGCTTAAGCTCATCGACTAAAGCCGCAATGTGTTGCTTGCCCGTGGCTTCTGCCACGATCCGCAGGGCGAGTTCTAAGGTTTTATCAGCCATGTCGTTGTTAGTCTCGTTAATGCTTTTAACAGGGATTTAAATCGTCTTTAAAGTGGGATTAAAGGGCATGGCAATTGAGTACGGCCATGCCTTTGGGTTAAGCAAAACCGCTTACGCATCCAGCTCTAGGTACTCGAACGGATGATCTTTCCCCGTCACCAACTGTGCTTTGCCTGCTAAGGTCGCACTCACAAACTCGCTGGCGGCAAAATCGAGCGCCGCTGTTGGCGATAAGCTGGCGTCGAAAATTTCGAGCTTAATCGGCTTGCCTGTTTCGAGGTTTTTACCTTCACCGAAGAGCCGCGCGCGGGTTTGGGCACTAATGCCACCACGAACTAGCGTGCCGGAAATGGCGTTATGTTGGCCTGTCACCGTCACCGCGCCGCCCGCTTCAATTGCGCCGCCTTTTACGGCACGCACTAGCCCTAGGGCATAGTTCACCTCATAGTCAGTGCCCAGCACTAAGGTGGTAGCGTCTTTCTTCACCACAAAACCGAGGGCGGCAAAGTTACTTTCAGGTAGCTGAATCCAACGTTGATTGGTTGGTAAGGTCACAGCTTCATCGGTTAAGTTGCCGCTGCCCGTGTTCAGCACTTGGGTATCACCCAACAGTGCCATGGCAATCAGTTCGGCAGGTTGATCGTCGAATGACCATTCCACTTCGGCGGGCTTGGCAATTTTCACCACACTTAAGGCTTGGCCGTAGCTGTCTTTCTTTTTACTTGGACGAACCTTTTCATCGGCATCGGTTTTGATCGCGAGCTTAGTGGTGTTGATGGGGCCAATGATCCCCGTTGATTGCCCTTGGGCATTTAAGCGGTCAACAAAGAAGTTGCCTGCGACTAATAATCCACTCATGGTGAGTTCCTCTTAGGTTGTTAAGGTTTGAATCTCAAAATCACACTTAACGCCACGGGGTAATAACCGTGGCTTTTAGTGAAACGGGGTTTAACGGGACTGTTAACGCGCACAAAGGGGCCAAGCATCTGACCATCCACCGCAATGGACTTACCCACAATCGCGTTTAACAGGCTGACTAATAGCTCACCTGCTTGGCCTTCGTGGATAGATAAACGGCAAGCCAATACCACAAGCCAAGTCTGCTTAATTTGGCTGGTGTTGCCGCCTTGGGCCGTATCCGCCAGCGTATCGCCCATATACAGCACATGGGCGGCGGGGGTGATTTGGCTGCGCTCATCCACTTCGCTTAGCTCATTGGCTTGATAGACCTTTTTCAGCTTCTGGCTCGTCACTAATGGCTCAAGCAGTTGAGTCAGTGCATCACCTGCAGCAAGGTAGTTATCTTTAATTTCAAACATCAGATAAACCCCTTAGACGATGCACGGCCAAACACGCTGCCTGCGCTTTCGATACTGACCACTAACTCACTTTGGCTAGCGACTTCTCCCGTATCTGCCAGCCCCAAACTGATATCGCCTTTGCTCACTGCGGTTAAAAACTTCACCACAGCGGTATAGCGTTTCTCGACTTGTTCAGGGGCTTTATCGCCATACAGGAAGTAACGGGCAATATCGCAGCAGTTACGCTCAAGCACGGCGGGAACCGTGGTTAACGGCAAGGTGTAACGGCCCACGATATAGCCATCAATCTCGGCAGACGCATCACTCAGCGCCTGCTCAAGCACGACGGTATTTATTTCCCCTGGCACACTGTCTTCACGTTCGGTAAGCAGCATTAAGTCCTGCGTACCAAAGCGACTCAGCATGTTGTCAGGGGTGGCGTACATGGCTCTAGTGACGGCTAAGTCGGCCATGGCTATTCACCTGCTGTGTTGGTGGCGGTGCCAGATGGTTCAGTGCTTTCCGTTTCAGTGCTAGGCATTTCAGCGCTTGGATTAGCCGTTTCACTCGCACCTGGCACTGTGACTCTTACCGCCCGAATAGCATTGACTAAGTCAGGTTTATTCATCGAGTTAAAGCCGGTGATCTCCAAGTCTTTTGCTAGCGCCTTAAGATCTTTTACCGTGAGCTGGTCTAACAGTTCATCTACTGTCAGTTGGTTTAAGACTTTCTCTTCACCGCTAGGCTCTTTCACACCAGTGAGCGTGCCTGTGATATCGGTGCCTAATGTCTGATCACCGTCTGGAATGTCCACACTCCCCGACGCTGGTGCCATATCACGCACGGATACTTTAAGGCGCTGATCAGCTTCAAATGCTGCAACTTGCTCATCCGACAGCTCGGCCAGCGGTATAAGGTTTTCGCCTTTGTTAAGCGCCATGCCCGCACGGCGATAGCCAGTGTGCGCAAGACAGACAACCAACAGGACTTGAATGTTCTTAGAAGGATTCGCCATTTCATTGTTACCTCACTCTATGTTGGGGTGCAGGCGCATCCTTGTGCCTGCGATTCGCTGCTCAAACTTAAGGGGTGAACACCTAAAGCTGTGGCACCACAAGGATCTCGAACTTGCCTTTCAGTTCGTTATCAACGGTCACGCCGCCTTCATCAATGCGCTCACGGGTCATTAACTTGAGTGCGACGTCTTCAAGAGAAGCTGGGATCACCAATAAATTGGGGCGAATCTTGAGCTTCTTACCGCCATCGCTGGTAAAAGCTTGCATGGCTTTGTAAGCGCTCCATAGGTTGGTGGCATTGAGAGTACGCTTGTTGGCGAAGGCCATTTGCCAGAAGCCAAAACCCGCCTCACAGCGCATATCAGTGCCGAACTGGAACTCGTTATTGGTCCAAACTGCAGGGTCAGTTGGATTAAACAGGGTGTTTAAATCCAGCTTGCGACGCTCTTGGAAGATGAGTGGCTTTAACGGGCGCGTGGTATCGAGCAAAAACCAAGGTTCTCCTGTATAAGCGCCATCAACCACCATGTTGGCCATCGATACGTCAGCACCAGTACCATCGTGCTTCTCGTTAACGGGATGGTCAGTGTCAAAAAAGTTCTGCCCGTCATAACACAAAGTGCCAAAGCCTTCGGCTAATAGCTCGAACACCAAGTCGTCGGGAAACTCTTCACCTTCCTGTGCCAATGCTTGCACCATAGGTTTGTAAATCCCTAAAGTGTCATCTTCCACATCATCACGACTAATACCGATGGTGGTTTCAAAGGTACGGTTAGTGATTGAATAACCATGCTCTTTGATGGAGTTGATCACGCGCGCACCAATCCATTCGCGCATAGTCGGCATTGAGCCTAACCAGCCATAGGTATTGGACTTAGTATTGCTTGGCACGACTGAGGCAATTTTTAAATACAGTGGATCAGTCTTAGCTAAAGCATTTTGAAACTCGCTACGCACCATAGTGCGCAGAGCTTGTAATACTGGGGCGTTAATAGCAGCCATTATTTGTGCTCCTGATCAGCGGCGATAGCTTTAGCAAAGTCAGCGTGTACTGGTCAACCCAAACTGGACACTTTTACTTGAGAATTCTCAAACTCTACAGGTGACAGATCGTCATTAGCAGAATGAAGTCGCTCCAAGTTGTAATATTTCATGTAAGCCGTCACATCTTGC